GCTGGGGCGTTTTATTTCTTTGTTCATGTTGCAATGTAATCTTTAAGCCGTTTCCACGCGGCTGCCAATCGGCAATGGGATTATGCTCTGTTGTCTGTATGAGTCAAGAGACAGCCTCTTGCTCCTCCATCCATGCATGAGCCGTTCTGTGTGCAGCATAATGCTTATGAAGGGCATCAATTAGAAACTCAGTGGTGCAATAAGCTTCCATTTTATTTCTAGCTTCTTCTTCTGAGAAGTAGTTCTCAGCAGTCTGCCTGATCTTCATCAAGTCATGAGGATACGGATTATCTAGCAGTAATTGAACGATGTCTTTAGCTTCCATAATATGTCAAATGTGGTCTAATCTTCTCCAGTGCCTTCTCAGCCGTTCCAACTGCGTGCCAGCAAGCGCCAGTCATTGACTCTAGCGTCTCGTCTTTATCCCAGTATTCAGCGATAAGTTGAAGAGGATCTTCAAGGTCATTGAGCAGGTCTTGAAGGATTGCTAACTTCTGGCGTGCTTCGTTTCTCTCTTGAATAAGCGATTGCACTCGCTCGGCTCTGTCTCCCAAATCAGGGCGCTGTATGATAGCAGATTTTAGAGCAACTTGGTTGTTATGGTTGGCCTTCCATTTTGCTGCTTCTGCGCGTGCTTCATCTCGCTCAATCCTAATCTGCTCTGCTTCGTCAAACAAAGCATCAAATTCAATGTATTTTTGATGTAACTCTTTGTTAGCTTCGTCCAGCTCGCGTTCCAGCTCAACGCCACGTTTGATGATGTGATTTCGAGTTAATTTTTCCGACTCAAGTCTGTCGAATAGATCGTCATACTCACACTTTTCAACCAGCTCGATCAGCTGGTCACCGTCTTGGTAAGGGTAGATTTTCATTCCGCTGCCTCCCAGATTGTGATAATTTGTTGAAGTGCATCTTTTGACGTGTGCCAACTGGGTTGCTCCTTTTCAAAAATGCTTTCTAATCTTTCCACTGCCACCAGCAAACACTCCGCCATCGCTGGCGAGATGTTGCGGGAACGGGCGATGAAGGTGGCGTCACGTTCATCTTGTTCGCGGGTAACGCCTGAATTGCGCCCATGAACGATAATCCCAGCAGCTTGCCCAAATTGATCAGGTTGTCGATAAACGATGTCACCATCATCTCCAAGCTTCCACCGTCCATGCGTGATCGTCTTCGACAGTTCCAAGAACTCACGAAGTTCTCTTTTCAAGTTTTCAATTTGGTCTTTCATGCTGGTTTGTATTTTGACTTCTTGGTAATGATCAACGGAAACCCTAGCTCTTCAGCCCATTTCCGCATGTGAACCATGTTATAGCCTGTTCTGCGCTCAGTTACTTCATTTGTATAACCTGCGCTTAGGATTGCGTTGGCTCGTTTGAGTGCTCGTAGCTTGTCAGCTTGTGACAGGCTAGAGTGTAGTGCGTATTTCTTTGGTGAGGTCATGGTGTTAGTTTGTTCTATTTCTCGTAATGCACTGGAATGTTTCTCCAGTTGGCAATTGCTATCTCAGCTAGTGTTCCTTTGCTTTGTTCCCATCCTTTGAGAACAAAAAGAGCATCTACTGATAAGACTGCTTCGATGTCTCTTCTCATCGCTTGTTCGATAAACTCTGGAGTTGCTTCAGAGTTGTCAGGATCAAATCCTAGTTCTCGATCCATATCAGCAGGTGAAACCACATCAAAACAAAAGCTCAGTAAATCTCTAGCGTGATCAAACGCATCAAAGTTATAACGAGGATAACCTCGCATAGGCCCGGCAATGTAGATCTTCATAATTAGAAAAGACTAAGCTGTGATTTAGCGTTCTGCATGTTAGCGCACGCTTGCTTGAAGTAGGACTCTTTTAGTTCAGATCCGACAAAGCGACGATTGAGTTCTAGCGATGAGACTCCTTCACTTCCAATGCCAGTAAATGGACTATAAACCAGATCGCCAGGATTGCTCCAAAGCGTAACTGCTCGCTCAATGACATCAAGCTGGAGTGGGCTTATATGACGTTCATCTTGATCGTCTCTAGCTCCATCTCTATTTAAGACACGCCCTTGATCGACAGTCATCCAAACAGGCGATGCCACTTCTTGCCACCAATCAACTGGATACTTGGCAGGATCTTTGGTGACTGGTCGTGGATTCTCTCCAGGTTTACGGAATACTAGCAGATAGTCAGAGCATCCAACTCGTGAATCGCATGAATCTGCTTTGAGTGTCTTGTAAAGCAGTCCATGAGCTTTAGTGCGTTGCATCTCGGTAACTGGAGACTTCCAGATGCAGATTCGTGAATGAAACAAGAAACCTTTACGCCAGAATGCGCGGATAATCTCACCAGAAAAGTCTTGAAATTCAATCTTGCCATGTTTCCACTTAGTCGAAAGAAGATCCACGCAGTGAACTGCAACCTCACGCCCGGGAACCATGATGCGCTTCAACTCCTCAATGAGAAGCTCAAAATGCTGCGTGAACTCCGACAAGTCAGCACAATTTCCCATGTCCTGAAGATCGTCTGAATAAGTAAACAAGTCTGCAAATGGTGGAGAAAATACAGAAAAGTCAATAGACTCGTCTTCAATCTGTTTAGCAACTCGGACGCAGTCGCCGTGGTGCAATGTCCAATCCTTGCCAAATGCCGTGCTAATATCTGTTTTCATGGTTAGTTTCTTTGTCTGGTGTTCTGTGAATGCAGCAGATGCAATCTTCATCCGTTCCTGCATATTTTGATGTTGTTCGATTTTACGCCTAACAGTTTTGATAATGGCATCCTCGGTGGAAGCCTGGACAATAAATGCGTTTACTGGCTTAGTTTGTCCGAAGCGATATGATCGGCGTAAAGCCTGATAAAAGTCTTCAAACGAGTAAGACAGCCCAACGAATGCAACGTGATTGCAGTGTTGCCAGTTCATGCCATATCCAAAGATGCCAGACTTAGAAATAAGCACTCGGAGTTTTCCGGCTACAAAGTCATCAGCAGCTTGTTCTTTCTTCTTGGATGAATCAGATCCACGAATCTCTATAGCATCTGGAATAGCTTTGGCTAACTGCTCGCTTTCGTCGTTGGTGTTACACCACACAATCCACGACTCGGACGATGCATTGACCATATCGGCAATCTTAGCAACACGAGCCGGACTAGTTAACCGCATCTCTTTGTGCATCGTTGTTGCAGACATGGTTGGAGCGCGGAATAACTCGCCATCCTCAGCACCTTCAGATTGATCAACAACTACCGTAATCGTCTCAAGATTAAGCGGTGGCAGATCGTAATTAGCATCTGAATATCCAATGTCAGAAGGTTTAGAAACGCACGCTGCCCAGCTTGCCACCCAACGCCAGAACTCATTCTCAGCATGTCCCTTTAGTCTCCAATCACCAGTGTTGAAGGTGTCATTGATAAAGAATGTTGCCAGCATTTGAGCAGGAGAGCAAACGCCTAGGAAGTCGGCATGTTGTCCAAACTCGGTATAATCGTTTGGCGATGGTGTAGCTGTGCAGCAAAGACGATAAGGAGTATCTGCAAACGTAGATGTCAGCATCTGACGCATTTTGCCAGTGAAGTTCTTGAGAATACTGGATTCATCGAGAACAACGCCAGCAAAGATTGAGCAGTCGAATTTATCGAGCTTCTCATAGTTCGTGATCCAGATACCAGGAGATGTAATGTCATCACCGCATTCTGCCACCGTTGCAGTAAGTCCAAACTTGATAGCTTCTTTGGCCGTTTGATGAGCCACTGACAACGGAGTCAGGATGATAACATTTCCACCTGTTTTTCGGCATACTTGCGATGCCCATTCAAGTTGTTGAGCAGTCTTGCCTAGTCCGCAATCTTCAAATAAAGCAGCTCTGCCTTGTCGAACTGCCCAACGTAAGACGTGAGACTGCCACTCAAAGAGAGGCGCAATGATTGGGAGTGGTTCAAAACCGTGCGACTCTGCGCGTTTGGTTTTAGCTTTGATAAATTGATCGTATTCCATGTTTGTATTTTGTGTTGTTTAGTGCGTTGATCAGAGTAGTGCAACTAATCTTTTAAAAGATTTTGATTCTCTTTTGAGCCTGCTTCCAAAGTGTTGAGTATGAGTCAACTGGCATGAGGCAAGTCCCATAGATATAATTAATCACTGAGCTGTATGGGATGCCAGCAAGCTCAGAAAGCTTGTTTAGAGTCATACCATTGCGCTTTGAGGTTGCTTTGATCTCCTGGCCTAACTGGATGCTGGCAATGCGTGATGTTATATCGTTTCGCTTAGCTAACTGAGTCTTCAGCTTGGATCGTTCTTGTGTCGTCATTATGGATTAGTGGTTGATTAGTCTCTCGGAGAAGCTGGAAAAAGACAGTAGCTGGAATCATCACAGCCAATCCTTTCCGTTCCGTTTGTGTGCTACAATAGGTAGTTTGTTGTCTCCTGCGTCTCTCGTAGCTTGGTCGATCCAATGGTAAGGATTTCCACCCTCGGTACGCTTAACTTCAAAGTGTAGGTTAGGCAAATCACCACAGATTACATCTGGAGAGTCTGTGCCTCCAGAGAACTGCTGTCCTCGACGTGCCTCGTAGCCTTCTGCTCTGAGCATGTCTCGCCATTCCCTTTCTCCTCGGCATCCTTTGGCTTTGCTGTTGATTTTAGGCATCTGAATATCCTATCGTAGTTTTGGTTATACTGAGTCAAATTGACTGGTCTAAATGTGTCTCCTTTTCCTGCACTCATACATAGTCTAATGGTGGAATAGCTTCTAAAACGTCATTAATGTCGTAGCCGATGGCGTAACATGCAGCACGGAATGCGTTAGCTACTTCGTAAATGCAAGCATCGTCATCAAGTTCGATTTCGACACTAGTTTCATGTTTGGTTAGTTTGATTGTCATAATAAAAAAAGAAAGTGAGTTGTTCGGCTGGACTGCTTATGGCTATCCTTGTCGCGGCAGTAGGTTAAACAAAGGTAGAACACAACCTTCAGGACATACCTCCGAACAACTCAAAAGGGTTATTGTTTACCAAGGGATGTCCGAATCGTCCTCGACCTGTTTTGTAATCTTGGTTGTCTTGACTGGTGAACTGTCATCTTTGGGCTTAAATGACAGGCTCATGAATGTCTTACCATTGCCCTTCTTGATCCATGCACTGATCCACATATCGATTCCGCCAATGAGTGCAGAACCGTTGTAATCTGGATGATTGTCTGTCGTTTTGCGGTCGTTCTTGAACAGTGCTCCGCTATTATCTCGCTTTTCCATATTTCTTATTCTTTGGTTTGGTTGTTCGTTGTCTAGCCGATCTTTTGAGAAGAGCGACGAAAGTGTCTGGTGTTATTTTAAGTATGCCATCCGACCAACTGTTGATCATCTGGCATAGATCTCTACATGCTTTGCTCTGAATCCACTCGGCTCCGTTGATGAACTCGGCCATATCTTCCATCATAGGACGATGGCAATTCTTTTGTTTGAGTGTGACTGGATCAATTAAACCTATATCAATGCCCTTAACTGCGTCTTGCAACGCGCATTTGATAATCTCTAGGCCTAACCATGCGTATCGGTTTTCAAGCGATTGTGAGTCGCCTGAGTTGAATAGCTTCCAGTCTGATATTGGGTCACTCATTGATTCTTCAACCAAGCTGGAATGACAAGGTCTGTCCATCCTTGCGTGTAGCCTGGCCAACTGTCCTCAAACATGCATTTAGCATAGGTTTCAAGGTCTTTTTTATAGGCACTGCGTCCAAGCTCCATGAGAACAGGTGGAACAGTGTAGATGGCTGTCAGATACGGTGCTTTCTTCTCTTGGGCTAAGAAGATAAAGCCTTTGCTTGGATTGCCTGTGATAAGTTCTAAAGCGTCACAATAATAAGCTGCTTGAACGTGATACCTGAAATTGATCACTGACTTGCTAAAACCTGCTGGACTGGCGTCATCACAAGTTTTGTAGTCGATGATAAACCCATCGTGCCGGATGGCATCAAGCCTTGCACGGCATTCGACTTCTTCCGTAGGATCAATCCAGAACAAAGAAGCTTCTGTTGAAGCGATGCCATAGAGTAAGTTAGCTGCTAACTTGTCTGCTTTGATAGCTGCTACCATTCCGTCTAGCTGCTCCTTTTCAGCAGGTGTGATGATTGTCTTGCCAATTGCCTGAGACTGGTGGTAATCATACTCGGCTTTACCCTCTTTCGTGCGTCTGTCGAGCTTAGGCAGGACATAAGCTTGAGCCTCAAACTTGTCAGGCTCCAGCACTGCTAGGTGAGCAAGGGAACCAAATAGCATAGCTGGTGACGGCTCCTCCTTTGGTGCTGTCCGGCTGTGATGGAACATAGCAGGGCATTTGTGAACTACGTCTAGACCGTGTTTGCTGATCTCAGAACGGCTGTGGTATTCCTGATCATTTAGATCGTGTATGATGGTGTTCTCTTTCATTTCACTTCATCCGCAAGTTCGATTTGTTTCTTGTTAAGATAGGCCAAAATGCGCTCCTGTTCCTTGGTTGTAGTGTCACTGAGCTTCTTCTTGCTGAGTTTGCCTAGTAGTTCTGGAACAAAGCGTTCTGCAAGTGGATGCTCAATGATCTGAACGTCGAGACTAAAGGCATCAGGCTCTGTTTTATGTGCATCGGCTACGACTTCGCCAGTGGATAACCATTTAGCGATGGCTTTTCCAGTGTCTTCGGTGACTTGAAAGATTTTGTCCGTGAACATGCCTGTACGATCCTTGGATGCACTAGCCTGGTGACTCATGTCAACGTCAAACACAGTGGTAAACTCGTATTCAATGCCATCACGCATGATTGGAGCCATTCCCACCTTCTTGATGGTAGTGCGACCGCTAGAGTCCTTGTCGATGACATGATCCATCTTAGAACGTAGGCAGCAAATGACGTGCAGCTTGCTTTGCAGGACAGCGTCGAGGATGCCCTTGAATTTGTTTCCTGCGTCTGCCCAGTTGGTGTAGGAGTTGCCTCCTCTACCATCCAGATTAGATTTATATTCTAGAATGCCTTCCCAAATGTGAGAAGCTGAGTCAATCACTAGCACCTCGTAGCCAGCACCTTCAGCGGCATTGATTGCCTGAATGAACTTATCGTGAGTGAATGGTGGAGATAAGTCAAGCGTATCGAAATCGAACCTGTCACTGTAAAGAGAGGCACTGCCGTTCTCAGTGTCGATTACTGCCACTTTTCCGCCGTTTGCCAGCCCTTTAGCGAGTCTAAGTGAGCTGTAGGTTTTACCTGATCCAGATGCGCCAGTTACGGCTAGCTTAATCTTGGCTTGTTTGCGTGTTGCTTTCTTAAACATGATGTTGTTTTTAAGTAGTTATTGTTCGTTGAATTGTGCGTTGCGTCCATCCTTCCAGCCTTTATTGTAGGCTTTCGTGTGAATGTGACGAATTACTTCATCTTCAAGACGGTTTTGTCTACACATAATGATCGCGCAAACCATTGTTGCTGCGAGTGATCCGCAAAGGAATGGAAGAATAATTGTGATGTCCATAGTGTTGTTTATGTTTAGGGTGAAAATTAACGGCAGTAGATGGCAGTTTGAACGTTTGTAACGCAGATTTCTGAATCCGCTTGGTATTCTTCACAACCTTTTGCGAACATGCGTTCAATACCTTTTTCGGTAAGTTTGCGATTGCGGGTTAAGCTGCGAGTAAATGTTTCAGACGCATTAATTAATGGGCGAAACTTTGTGCAGGTGATAGTGTGTAGAATGGTCATTGTCGTGTTCAATTTGTTGTTAGTGTCAGCTTGTTTGTTGCTGACGATTAGATACTAAACCTTTTAAAAGATTACGCAACAACTATTTTAACCTATTTTAAACGATAGTGCTTAATATGCCGTAAACCGTTGGAAGTCATCACAATAAAAGTTTTGGATTCGATGCGATTCTCCTTTAGCAGATCAATGATTACCTCCTGCATTCGTGATCTTTTGAGGTTAAACACAGATTCTAGTTGCACTCTTGTTTTCCACTCTTCCGTGGGAATTTCTGAACTGCTAACTTGTGCTATCTGTAAAGCAGAAATCCAATCAAAATTCTTTGAACCCAGTGGGCAAATACCACTTGCCATCGATGTCTTTTCGTGCGTGCCACGCTTGCCAGTCGCCTGTTTTTTCGTTGATTGTGCCATAGATCCAGCCGTTAGAGTGTCTTAGTGTGGATGTATGAGCTGCATTGTAGTTCATATCTATCTCACACAAAGCACCGCTAGACATTGCCACCCTTTTGTCAAGGCCAGCAATTGCAACAGAGTCAGCAGCATGGATGTGACCAAAGATGCAGCTTCCATAGACTAAAGCGTGCTGCCTGCAAGCGTTGATCCCATGATGGAATCCATGAAGAAACTTTACGTTGCCAAGTTGGATAATGCCCAGGCGTTTGTGATATGGTTTCACAACGCATTTAAGTTTGCCATAGAGTGCAGCAAGCTCCGTGCATCCCTTCATGGCATAATCAGCTTTAATGCCTGCTGTGTGGTTCTCTGCGAGATCGTAGAGACGTTTATCATGGTTGCCTTCTAGAACGTGGCTAGGCTTCCATTGACGCAAAAACTCGCAGCCTGCTGTCCAGTCATTGAGCATGGATTCAGCCTGTTCTTCTGCACCAGCTCCACGCCGTAAAGGTCTAAGGTCGAAGATGTCTCCACCAAAGATTCGGTCATGAGGTCGAAAGTCCTTTGTGAAATCATGCAAGGCTTTTACCGTCGCACTGTCCTGCTTGTCACCATGCAAATCAGTTGCGAAGATAAATCGTCTCATGCGTTATTTCTTACGGTTGGCCTTTTTCATTGCAGCTTTTTGCACTGAGTAGGCAATGGCTAGAGCCTGCTTTTTAGGCTTACCGTGTTTCATCTCGGTTGCAATATTTTTGCTAAACGACTTTGGAGAATAACCTTTAATTAGTGGCATAGGACTTTGATTTAGATTGGACTAGTTTCTGCGCTGATTCAAGCGAATCTTTCACACCTGCTAGAGCACCTGTGACTAGATAAACACGATACTTGCCAGAGGTTGACTTGATGATTCGTGATCCGTCTGAGCCATTGAGGATGTTGGGTGATGCTGGATCGGGTTGGAATCGGATGTCATAAGACTTTGGATTGAACCGTTCGCTGAGTGGTATGACGTTGCCAGCGTTGTCGTAGGTTACTGGGTCGGCGGATTTGATTTGCTCTGGATTAAAGGCAATATAACTATCACCCTTACCTTCAAATTTATTGTCATAAACGATTCCATCATAACCTGCATCCTGAATGCGTTTTACAAGTCCTTTTCTAACATTGCCACGTCCTTCTGCTTCGGCTTTCCACATTGGGAAATCTGGCTCAATCACTCCAGCTTTTATAAGAGCTGGTCGCAAATCAATAGTACTCCATCCATCAAGATCGGGAAGTCTTAAAGGATTTTTAATGTTCAATATAAATTCACGAACTTTCCAATCTCCAGTTTTACCAGTAGATTGTTTAGCCTGATTTGCAGCCTCTCTATTTCCAAAATGAAACCCTAAAGGATCAGATGATTTATTGAAAGTTTGAAATTCTGTATTTGATCCATGAAATAAATTCACCAAAAAACCAGCTTTCTTCGCCACTTTATCCACCATCTTCTGCATCATTCCTTTATCCCCAGACTTAACCGCTTGCAGGTAAGCAGCATCCTGCTCTGGAGTGACTGACTGGAAGCGTTTGGAGGATTC